TGGTATTTTTGTTAAGTTATAGGTATGTTGATTACACAAGTCACCAATTGTATGTATACCTTCTGCTTCTAAACAATTCATTGCTCTGACATCTAAATTTAAATCTGTAACCGAACAGGAAAGTAGTTTGCTTTTACTGTTTCTAACATCAAGCATGGCATCCGCTACCGCCCATGCAGATTCTTCAATCCAAGATTGACCAGCCTTTAAAATTTGCTCCTGAAGTTTTGGGTTTGCCAACATCCCCTGCATTGCCTTCGCCGCAAAGTAATCTCGCAGTGACATACCCGGATTGTCTGCACTTGGAAATGCTGAACCACCATCTTCTACTTCAATAGTAACAATCATAGTCTAGTACCCCCACGATTAGCACAAGGCCATACTTGGGATAACGCATTTACCACAAGAGAATCGGCAGAGTAATGTCGTCTCTCAGGATTAATCTCTAGGTACTGCTTGACCACATCTCGGGCTTGCCCTGCTGTTACATTTTGTGGGGCGCATACCTTTACTCTTGCATATACATCAGCCACTCCCTGTACATAGCCAAGGGCAACCATCCTTGGAACGGTTTCTGAGTCATTCATCCTCGACAACAGACCGTTGCCATCTAAAAACTCAGCGCACCCAATACTCGGTATAAACAGCAAACTTGCTATAACCTTTCTCATGACTTCTCCTCTTAATATGGGGCTTCCTCAAACTCCGAGAACTTTATCTTCCGGGCTTTGGTTTGTTTTCTCATCCATTTGGCGATTAACTTTCTTTCTTTTTCAGTTTTAAAAGGCCAAGCCATACGCATCGAATCAATGGGCAAATCAGCCGCATCAAGATACTGATGCTCAGGCTTGACCAATTGGTTTATCAAAAACCAATCTACTACGGGTTCACTCACCGTTATGCTCTAACTGACGTAGTCGTATGGTAAGGAATGAGGCAATCACATTCAGGTTATCAATTTGACGCTCGACGTTTGCAAGTTCTTCCCGAACAAAGTCAGCATTAGGCGTAGGCTTTGGTGCTTTAATGTTTGTGGGGGGAATCACTCTTTCTTTAGTCATCTTCCACCGCAAAGTTTCTGCGCGGGTACGATTGGGATAATTCTATTGGTCTCGCTCATAATGCCGTTTTTGATTTTGCGATCCTTAATTGGCACTTTGATCTACGCCCTAAAAAGATTGCGGATACTCTCTCAATGTCTAGGGCTATACACGGGACAGAGGTTAGTGCAAGTCTCGCCGCGCTTGTCCAACATTATTCCCTTGGAGAAAAGGGCACGGAGGTATTAGATGCGATGGGTAAGAGGCGCATCGACTTTGATAGCGCCGAACTGCATCGGTACGGCCTCTACTGTATTAATGACGTGGACTTGACCTACCGCCTCTTTGAATGCTTGGCAGGGGGCTTTCCCACTAGCGAACTAAACCTAATTGACCTGACCATACGGATGTTTACGGAACCCGCACTGGAGTTGGATGTAATTCGGCTGAAGAATCACTTGGCTGAAGTACGCAACCGCAAAGAAGATTTACTAAACGCCGTAACGATGGTAGACAAAGATCAGTTGATGTCTAATGTTAAGTTTGCGGGTACGTTAAGAGCGTTAGGGGTCGAACCGCCCATAAAAATAAGCCCGACCACGGGTAAAGAGACATACGCTTTTTCTAAAACGGACGAAGAATTTAAAGCGTTACTGGAGCATGAGGACATAAAAGTGCAAGCGATAACTGCGGCACGGCTTGGCGTTAAGTCCACAATTGAAGAAACCCGCACCGAACGATTTATTGCCATAGCAGGAAGAGGCAAATTACCCATACCCCTACGCTACTATGCGGCACACACGGGGCGGTGGGGTGGTGACGACAAAGTAAACATGCAGAACCTACCACGGACATCGCCTCTCAAGAATGCAATCTTTGCGCCACAGGGGTATATGTTTATTGACTCTGACTCTTCTCAAATAGAGGCAAGAACTTTAGCGTGGCTGGCCGAGCAGAATGATTTAGTTGATGCGTTTGAAAGGGGTGAGGATGTCTACAAGATCATGGCATCGGCAATTTACGGTAAGGCTGAGAGCGAGGTTACGAAAGAAGAGCGATTCGTTGGTAAAACGACTATCCTTGGGGCAGGCTACGGAATGGGACCGATTAAGTTTAAAAATCAACTTAAGGTCTTTGGCGTTGATCTCCCCCAAGAAGAGTGCCAACGAATCATCCGTGTCTATCGTGAAACATACCCGCGTATCCCGCAACTTTGGCGACAAGCAGGTGATGCGCTTGTGGCGATTGCCAATGAACAAACTGCCATCCTTGGGCGAGAAGGAGTATTGGCGGTGGAAGGTTCTAAGGGCATTCGGTTGCCGAACAATCTATTTATCAAGTACCCGAACCTACGGCGTTGGGTCAACGACCAAGGTAAGGAAGAACTGGTCTACGACACCAAGAAAGGTAAAGCAGTCATTCCGAACCGCATCTACGGCGGGAAAGTAATAGAGAATGTTTGCCAAGCACTAGCCCGGATTGTCATCGGGGAGCAGATGCTACGGGTAGCCAAGAAGTACAAAGTAGCCATGACGGTACATGACGCCATCGGTTGCATAGTCCCTGAACACGAGGCGCAGACTGGCAAGGAGTACGTTGAGATGTGTATGAGACTACGCCCCACTTGGGCGTTGGACTTACCCTTGAACTGCGAGTCAGGGGTTGGTAGAACTTATGGAGATTGCTAATGCATATTGCCATTGAACTATTGCTAAAGCGCATGGAGAGTAACCCGGGTGAGTTTGTAAAAGGTAATCGCCGCCATGCCAAGTGGGAACGCATCATTGCAAAGTACATGGAGTACGTAAACCCGGAGGACAAAAAGATACTGAATGAAAAATACGGCGAGTTACAATTAAATCAGATGCATAAAGAAATTATGGCTGAACTGCTGTACGGGGAGCGTGATGAAGAAAACCCTAAGTACACAGAAAAACAAATGAAGTTAGACTTAGCAATTCAAGAATTTAAAAATGAACAATTTAAATCACAAGGACTTGTACAAAATGAAAGCACCGCTTGATTACGCACCATACGAACTTGAAGCAAAGAAACTTTTAAGGGAAGTAGGAGAACTATTAAAGGTTAATAAGTATGCTAAAGCAGCCACAACAATTGATGACATCATTGTTGAACTGCGTATGATGAAGGCCGCAGTCAATAGCCATATTAAATAGTAAAAATGAGTGAAGAAACTCCTATTGATTGGTGTATGGTCAATCAATTAGTTAAGTCTGAGCATCAGTATCTTGATGCGGCTGATTTGCCTATTGATTCAATGCGTATGGCTTGGCCTTTTAAGACCGAAAAAGAAAGAAAACTAATCGCCAAATGGATGAGGAAACAAACCAAAGTCCGCAAGATAAAGTTCTCGGAGTTTGAGGAAGCGCCGTTTTAAAGAGGAGAAGGTAATGAAAACGCTTGCAGAAGCACGGTCAGATTTTCAGAAAATTATACGAGGAGATGGTGGTAAATGCCCTTGTTGTCGTAGGTGGGGCAAGATCAATGGGTATCAGATTACTAGCACGCAAACACGAGGCATGATCTGGATGCTTAAAAACTTTCGTAAGAATGCTTGGGTGGATTTAGGTAAAGCCCCTAAATGGATATTGCGGTCTAAGTCTATGGCTACCCTACATCACTGGGGATTGCTTGAGGCTAAACCAAAAAAAGATGACGAAGATAAACGTGCTTCAGGGTTGTGGCGTTTGACACCACAGGGACGTGACTTTGTTTATCGCCGAATAACAATGCCAAAGTATGCGTTTGTATTTGACAATAAATTAATCAAACATTCCAAAGAACAAATAGATGTGGTACAAGCGTTAGGTAAAAAGTTTTCGTATGAGGAGTTGATGAACACAACATATAGGGGTGTTGCATGAGTGACTACCAATACACAAAAGATTGGTTTAACTGGGCACCCCAAGTATGGTCGCAGTTGATTCCACACCTACCGGCACGCAAGAACTTCTTAGAGATTGGTTCATTCGAGGGGCGGTCTGCGGTATGGATTACCCAACACATGATGGAAGATGGCGGTGAATTGATCTGCATCGACACATGGGAGGGTGGATCTGAACATGTTAATGGTGAAATGGATGGGGCTGAGGCTAGGTTTCATAACAACATAGGTTTGGTCATGGGTAACTTTGTTGACCGTACTGTGCAATCCATAAAGAGTACGTCTGTCGAAGCCTTGGGTGGCTTAATTGCTCAGAAGAAACAGTTTGACTTTATCTATATCGACGGATCTCACGTAGCCAAGGATGTATTGACAGATGCGTGCATGGCTTGGCCTATGTTGAAACCAAAAGGCTTCATGGTGTTTGATGACTACGCATGGAAGCCCCAAGGGTTCACTCTGTTGCAACGCCCCAAAGTTGCGGTGGATGCGTTTGTAAATATGTTTGAGGATGAATTAACCATTGCCCATTGCGGGTATCAACTTATTGTGAGGAAAGCATGACTGATTGGACTGAAACACCTTTACACCAAGAACAAAAACAAAACCGCCCATCATTGATGGTTGCTACTCCTATGTATGGAGGTATGTGTACAGGTCACTATGTAGCGGGTTTGCTTGGGACAATTAATAAGATGAAGTCGGTTGGTGTGCCTGTGTACTGGGCGCAGATGATGAATGAAAGCCTGATTACCCGTGCCCGTAACGAATT